GCGGTTTCCGCGTACCAGGTCACGTCCTCCTCCTCCAATTCCCCCTCCGTCCCGTTCAGGGAAAAGAGCTGGCCCGTGCTGGTGAGCATGTACATTTCGCCGTTGAGTTCCGCAAAGGCCAGGGCGTGGGTGTCGTCCTGCCGGTGCCAGGCGCCCCGCTCCACGTTCAGGGTGTACAGGCTGTAATTCCCCGCCTCTTCTTTCGCGCTCAAATAATAGATCCCCGCCGCCTGGCCCGCGCAGCCCTCTGTCAGATGCCCGTCCCCCAAAGGCTTTCCGATGGCCGCGGGCAGGCTTTCAAACACCTGGGGGCCATGACGCCCCAGGTAATACACGCTGCCGTTATAGGAAACCACGGTGTTTTCGCTGCCCGCTTGCACCCCGTCGCATTGCGTCACCTGGGCCTGGAAGTTGCTTGGGATTTCGCCGAACACGTGGTGCACCGCGTTCTCCTTAAAGAACCAGGGATACCCCCGGTGAACCGCCGCGCCGGTAAAGGGCCCGTCCGTTCCCACGTTCACGTAATAGCTGTCCAGGCTGGTGCCCAGATACTTCCGCCAATTCTTAAAATCGCCCAGGGCGCAGGCGTAAATCCGGTTCACGAATTCCCCGTCCTGCTCGCCGTAATGGCAGCCCCACAGGCGATTGTTGCTTTCCACCACAAAATCCAGAATCGGGGCTTCCCGGTCCGCCCGCAGCTGCCCCTCCTGCTGTTCGCAGTTTTCGTCGATCACGCCGATCACCACGATATAATTGTCGTCCACCGCCTGCACCACCTGGGTTTCGTTCAAAAGCTCCAGCTGATCCTTCACGCCGTCCGTTTCCCCTTCATAGCGGATGCCGCTTAAGGTGACGGCGTCGTACTTATTCAGCCCCACGCCGATCCCCGGCGCGGAAATGCGCACGTACACGCTGGAAATGCCCACCCAGTTATTGAGATTGCCGCCCCATTGATACAGCGCGTGGGGCGTCACGCCGGTATTCAGCCAGTAATCCCCCTCCTGGGGGTCTTCCGGGGCTTCGTCCCCTTCGGTCATTTCCCCCCGGGGATAATCAATGCCGTCCATATCGCAAAGGCTGTATTTGATTTTCTGCCCGTCCCGGGTGCCGTACATCCGGTCGATGGACCCATAGTCCTCGGGGTTTACGGTGTTGTAATACTTTTTATCAGGGAATACCAGGATATAGCTGCCCATGGCCACCATGCGCTTGGGCAGCATATTTTCCTCCAGCGAAAGATCGTTGATGGGGGTTTCCTCCCCGTCATAGTACAGGGTTTGCCCGTCGATCCAGGCAAGCTTTCCCAGGGCCATGAGCCCCAGGGGCTTTTCCAATTCCCGCAAAAGGCCCCGCTTCTTCCTGGCGCAAAGCAGGGGCCAGGGCTCCCCCACCATATTGCCCATGGCTTCAAAGGTGCCGTCATAGCTCCTGGGCCGCCGGTCCAGCCCGGAAAAGCTTTCCGTCCACAGGCGCTGCGTGTCGATGTGATTCAAAAGTGGATACAGCATGGCAAACCCTCATTTCGTTTAATGGCCCAGCGGCCCGCGCCGGCATTTCCTTTTGCCCTCGAACCAGTCAAAAATCAAATGCTGCCGGGGCATCTTCGGCCGGTGCTCCCGGTGATACCAGCGCTTATATTGGCTCAGGGCGTTGGCGTACAGCTGGGCGCTGTTGTTGTATTTGTCGTATTCCTGGTTGGCCAGGTCGATGTGCATTTCAAGGTAAAACCGGTAAAGCTCGTCAAAGGGTGCTTTCACAAGCAGCTCCGTGTCCGGCTCCGTCGCCTGGTCATAGCCGGCATACTCCGTGGGCGTATCCTCGTCCGGCTCATGGGTTTGGATCACATGATCAAAAATATACCGGTCCACATTGGTGAGCCATTCCAATTTCCGGGCCTTCTCGATCTGGTTGGGCTTTAATTCGTCCACCAGAAACAGCGCTTTTTCCACCGTCATAGCCCCGCCTCCTTTCAAAAAACGCCCGGCAGCGTTTCCGCCGGGCGTTCAGTTATCAGATGTGCACCTGGCGCTCGCCGCTGTGTTTCTTGGCCTCGGTTTCCATAATTTTGCGGCGCTTGAGCATTTCGCTCACAACTTCCCACACAGGCGCGGGCACTTCCACAAACTGCTCTTTGGGCACAAAGTAGGTTTTGTCGTTCACGCCCACTTCCAGGGTATCCTGTTCGCCCCGGCTCATTTTGGGGATAAACACCCGCCGCATGTCCTTCCAGGGATCATAGGGCGCGCCCTGGATTTCCTGCTCCTGGATTTCTTCTTCCGTCGTCAATTTCTTCGCCATTTTCGGCCTCCTTAAAATTGCCAAATCCCCAAGGGCCGGCTTGGCCCTCGGGGGTTGGTTTTCCTTGGTTATTCCGCGTCGGCGTCCTCGTCCACGTCGGAATAGTAGCTGCCGCATTCCACGCGCAGCAGGCGCTCTTCGTACTGCACGCCGCCGCCGGTTTCAAAGTACACGCCGACGGTTCCGAACTGGTTCAGCGGCCCGCCCGCCTCCTCGGGGGCTTTGATGATCATTTCCATGGATCCGCCGTCCACGTCCACCATGGCGAACGCTTTGGCCCCCAGGAAGATGCAGCCATAGACCGCAATGCCGTTCGCACCGCCTTCGCCGGGCACGATGTTAGCGCCCGCGCGCACGGTGATGGGGTCCTCGATGGTCAGGGCGCTGGTGGTGTTGGATACCACCTTGCACTTGACCCCGCCGATCAGCACGTAGCGATTGGCCAGTGCGCCCGCCGCGATGGTGCCGCCCGTCACGGGGATGGTGGCGCTGCGCACCACGTCCTCGCTGGTTGTCAGCGCGCCGGCAGTAACCAGCGCGGAGCCTTTGAACACCTTCGCGTTATCGGATTCGATGAAGCGCACGCCGTGGAGCTCGCCGATTTCACCGTTATAGATTTCATCGGGATGGGCGTATTCGTGCGCATCCAGCCAGCCCTTGCTCTCCCGGATGTCATAGGTCACGGAGGGATGGATGATGGCGATGTATTTGCCGTTGATCTTGGGGGCCTTGTGCTTCTTGAGCCACGTCACGGCGCGGTTCACCATGGTGGGGGTGAGCACGCAGTCCTTGGTCAGCTGGGATCGGCTGGTCACCGCGGTGCCGTCCGCCTTGTCGCAGTACATTACGTTGCTGCCGGAAAGCGTTACGTTTCTGGCGATCTTGTCCTGGCTGTTGCCGCCGGCGGCACCCAATTCTTCCGCCGCGTCCTGGGCCACGGGGTCCACAGCATGGCGCTGCAGCCTGCGGCCAATGGGCGTGTAAGCGCCGTATTCGTAGACGGTGAACTGCAAATCGGTATACCCGAAATAGTCGCCGTCAGGGATCACGCCTTCCACCAGGCGGGGCACATCGCCGAAGGTGTTGGGCTTGCGCTTGGTAACGATCAGGCCGTGGTTCTCGGGCAGGGGCACATTGTCCGCGAACTGGGCGAAAACGTGGTTGTTCCGCGCGTTCTCCAGCGCTTGGGTATCGTACCACTCCTTAAGCTGCGGGGCCATGGAGTGCTGGGCGTTAAACGCCTCATGCGCGCCGGTGTAAGCGTTGGTATAGTCGCCCGTGTTGGCCACGGGATGGCCGCCCTGGCCGCCGCTGTCGGGGGCCAGCATCAGGTTATGCAGATATTCATTCATGTTTTTTTACCTCCTCATGCCGGGCCGCCCCGATGGGAGGCAGCCCGTTCAGATCCTGTTCACAAAGTCGATGGTTTCGCCGTTGCGAATACGCCTGGCGTATTCTTCGCGGGTTTTTTTGTCCATGTGCTTGATATCGATGGCCATGTTCACCGGCTGCTGGCTCTGCAAGCCGTTTTCCATGGGCCTGCTGGCGCCGCTGCGCACGCTGGCCGCGATGCGCTGTCCCGCCTGCTGGGCGGCATACTGCATCCCGGCCCTTTGGATCTCGTCAAAATGAATGGCGTTGTATGCGTCCCGCACGCTGATTCCCACGCCGGGCGACGTCATGCGGGCAAAACGCTCGTTCTGGAGCTCCCGCTGCAGATCAAAGCCGGGGATCACCTTTTTCAGCTCCTCGCTTTGGCGCACCAGCGTTTCGTAGTGCTGCCGCATCTGCTTTTCCTCCAGCGATTCCTGCTCCACTCTGTGCAGCCTGTTGTTTTCAAACTCCAGCTGCTTCATGGTTTTGAGCATCTGAGGGCTTACGCCCTGGCGCGCCGCCTCCTCCGCGTACAGGCTATCGTCGTCCGTGAGCCGCTTGGCGATTTCCTGCACATTGCTGGCATCCAGGCCGTATTTCATGCCCAGCGCCTGCATGATGGGCTGATAGCCGTCGATCTGGCCCTGCAAATCCTTCTGGTTTTTAAACCGCTGCTGGATCGCCTGCTGAATCCGCTGGCCCACCGCCTCCTCATACGCCGCCTGGCTGGCAAACGATACGCCGCCCGCCTGGCCCTGCGCCTGGTCTGTTGCCGCCTGCCCCGATACGCCCGCGCTGCTGTCCGCGCCGCCGGTGACGTCCCCGCCGCCCGCGTTCATGCCGCCCGCGTCCTGGCCTTCGGCAAACCGTTGCAAATCCAATTTTTCCATCGCATTTCCTCCGCTGGCCGTATGGTGGCCGCTCCCGTCTATCCGTATGGTGGATGAGCCCTTGATCATATGGTATCAAATCCAAAATACAAAAAAAAGCCCGACTAAGGAGCAGCACGCGAACAAGGAGCAAACCCCCTGCGGGTTTGCGACGCGCCAAGCGCCAAGTCGGTAAGAGTACGAGCGCGCTTCCCTGAAAGGGAGTAGCACGCGGACAAGGAGCAAACCCCCTGTGGGTTTGCGACGCGCCCAGAGGCAAGATGGAGAGTGTACGAGCGTGCTTCCCCGAAGGGGAGTAGCACGCGTAGCAATTAATAAGCCCGGCCATTCTCCCTATGGCCGGGCCGGCAAAAATAGGAGGAGATGCCGCGGGGAGACGTACCCGCGCCGGATCGGCTGCCACCCCGTCCGGCATGATCATGATACCATATTCCGATCAGGGTTTGAAAGCCCGATTACGTCGGCTGGCTGGCATTGGCCGCCCGCTCCCTGGCCTTGACCATATGCGCCGCGTTGATGGTTCCAGGTTCGCCGTTGAGCGCGCCGCCCTGCACAGGCGCGCCGTTTCCGCCCATCTGCTGCGCCGGCATGGCGCCGCTGCCCAGCTGCTGCATGTTCTGCCCGCCCAGAATCACGTTGGCCATCTGGTCCGCCATGGCGGGGTTAACCTGGCTTGCCAGCTGCAGCGCCATCTGCTGGAACATGGCCAGGGATTGCATCAGCAGGCTGTTTTGCTGTACTTTCTGCTCCAGCTCATCCTTTTTGTTAAAGTCCATCATGGATAGCAGCATCATGCTCTGGTCGGCGAGCTGCGGATTAAACACGCCTGCGTTGAGCAGCTGCAGCGCCAGTTCGTTCTGGGCCATTTTGCTGTAAGCGTTCTGCTTCTGGGCGGATACCTGGATATCGAATACCGGTTTCCTCCAGCCCATCTCCTGCCCCGCGATGGGCGCGTTGGGCTGCATCACCAGGCCGGAATTGTCGAACTGGGTAAAATGGTATCCCTCGCCCTCGCCTGTAATCCGGAAGGTGCGGGGCACGTCGTAAAACTGCCTGATCCTCTCGATCACCATCTCCAGAATTTTGCTGTACGCCCGGTATGTTCCCTTGTTCCCGTCCCGGCTGGTGCGGCCCGCCGCCTCCATCTGGGCGGCAATGCCGCTGGCCGCCGTCACGCCGGAAGTGATACCGTTGGTCACGTCCTGGTTCCCGCAGGTCTGCTTCAGCTCCTCGATCTTGTTGTTAAGGTGCTGCACATAGATCCCGTCCAACGGCATGTGCTGGATGGGCAGCATGTCCGCCTCCCCTAAGCCGCCCTCCACGTTGACAATGGGGTTGGTGAAATCCATGTACTCCTGCAGATTGATCGCGCTGTCGCTCTTTCTGAAATACCTGGGGATGGCCCCGGCGCGGGCATTGATATTGATGGCATAATCCAAAAGGTCAATATCCTCCTGGGCGTCACGGCCCAGGTCGATGTATCCCCAGCCCGCGGGGCTGTTTTTCTGGGGGAAGAGCACATCCAGCACGAAGGGGAAATCCCCGTCGTCATACCAGCCCCGGCCCTGCATGGCGGGATCGTCCTCGCTGGCGTAGATCACTTCGGTGCCGCAGTATTTGCAGTAATGCAAAATCTTCTGCCCCTGCTCGTAGGTATGGTAATACCAGTCCACCACGATTGCGCGCTCCGTCTGGCGCTTTTTATCCTCGGTTTCGTACTCGGCCAGGGAAAAATCCATGGATAAATCCTTATCCCTGAGCTGGGGATATTTGCGCTTGAGCTGGTCCCTGTCCTGAGCGCTCAACAGGAACACGTTTTCGCTTTGCTGGATGTCGCTGATCCCCGGCTCCCAAAACAGGTTGATCAGGTCGATCCCCTGGATGGCCACATCCCCCAGCCCGTGCAGTTTGGAGCTGTCCCAGTATACGGCATAGGCCGCCGTGCCGTGTTTGTTTTTCTCCCATGCCTGCATGCTGTAAACGTCCTCGAAATGGTTCTGCTCCAGGATCACGGGCAGAATGCTGGTCAGTTGTTTGGCCTCCGGTTCGTCGTTCTGCTCCCGGGGCAGGATCACCGGCTCCGGGTACGCCTCCATCATGTCCGCGTGTTTGCCCATGATCACATTGACCAGCCATTTGGTGGGCCGCTTGGGATCGAGTTCGTTTCCGCGCTCCGCCATGGTGTCCCAGGCATGGCCCCGCCACCACTTTTCGTCCTCCTTCAGCCTCCGCTCCAGTCGTTTTTTCCCCGCCTGGTAGCGTTTCAGGACGCGGTTTGCCTCCAGCAGCTTTTCTTTCGTGATCCGCCGGGTGATGGGCCTGCCGCCCATGCTGTCCATAGCGCGGTCAATCATAGATTCAGATGTGCCGCCCGCCCGCATGTTATCCCGCATCATGCCGCGCTCGGGCAAATTGGGCGCCGGCATGCCGCCCATGGGGCCCGCAGGGGCAGCGCCGCCCACCATCATGTCCCGGATCGGCGTCACCGGCGCGGTGATCTGGCTGTTCGTGGGCGTTCCCGTGGTCTGCCCCGCTTCCTGCGCAGGCGTCACCGGCCCGCCATTGGGCCAGCCGCCGCTCTTTTTCTTCTCATCTACGGGCTTTTTGTTAAACTCGCTCATTTCCTGTTCCTCCTCTTGGCGTATTGGTTCAGGGGGTCAAATACGGGCCGCGCGTCGGGCGCTTTCACCCTGGGCTTGATGGGGTCCGTCATGCAGAAATACCGCCATTCGTCCGCCACGTGGTCCTCCTGGGTGCTGTCCAGGTCCTCCGCCACGTGCTCGTCGTAGCAGAGCAGGGGCACCGTGCGGATGAAGGCTTCGCAGCTTTTGAACACGTACATCATCGGGTATCCGTTTTCATCGAAGGCCAGGCGGTAATGGCATTGCATCCAGCCGGGGATGCGGTCGTTGTTCCCCTTCTCAAAATAAACCTTGTGCTTTACGGCGATGTCGTTCCGGCTAATGCCGTTTTCCTCCCCCGCCCAAATGCTGGGGTCTGCCACGCCCTGGATGCGCTTGCCCTTCAGCCAGGGATGCTCCCGCTCAAGCCTTGCGATTTCGGAAAAGATCTTGTCGTCCACCCATTTCACGCCCTCGTTGGGGATGTCTTGCCCGTCCCGGTCCTTCCGGCAGCCGTAGAGCTCCAGGATGCGATAGAACACCCCGTCAAAGTCCACCGCCCACCAGGCGCAGGAAAAGGGCTTGGCATAGCCCCAGTCAAAGGAGCGATAGATCTTCCACCCCGCCGGGGGCTCGAAGGGCTCGATCACGTGGGTGTATTTCTTATCCAGGTAATGGCTGGGATCGTCCACAAACTCCTCGAAGAATTGCCCTTCGTAGATGTCCCAGTTTCCGTACAGCCAGGCGTCCCGAAGCTTGGGCGGCAGCGCCTTTAGCTGCTCGATATAATCCGGCTGCTCCCGCATCAGCGCCTTGTTATCCGTCACCAGGCTTTGAATGAAGGTGTATTCCTCCGGGTTTTCCCCTTCGTGGAACTTGCCTTCTTTCAGGCGCTTAATGTACTGGTGGCCCTTGCCCCCGGGGTTGCAGGTCATGTACAGGCGCTTGGGGAAGGGATTGGTTCCGCGAACGCACGCCCCGATGGTCTTGATCTGGTATTCGCTCATCTGGGTGGCCTCGTCAATGGCGATCACGTCATATTCATGGCCCTGGATGTTGAGAAGGTCATCGTCCCGGGCGCAATACATGAATTTGATGGTGCTCCCGTTGGGAAAGCGGAATTCGTGCTCTGTGCCGTTGTACCTGGCGATCCCGTGCAAAAGGGTTTTCAGGGGGTTAATGTGGTTGGCCAGCAGCTCCGGATAGCTCCTTCTCATAATCAGCACCCGGATGCCCTTATATCGCTGGCACATGAGCACCGCCTTCCAGCGCACCGCCCAGCTTTTCCCCCCGCCACGTGCTCCCCCAAAGATCACGTATTTCTTTTTGCTCTTCATGAACAGCGCCTGCCGCTCGTTCGGCGGGTCCATCGTTAAAACCTTCATTCCGAAAGCTCCTCCACAGCCTGGTCCATCTGGATCACCACGCCGTCCGCGTCCTGCTTTTCCTCCCGGGCGGCCTTTCGTTCCTCCAGCCGCTGCCGTTTTTTGAGGATTTTAATTCTCTCGTTTTCCGCAGGGGCCAGCAGGCCCGCCAGCGCCAGCCGACTTTCGATCTGCCTGCCGATGGCGTTCGCAATCGATTGCATGTTTCCCGCCTGAAACCGCCCATTGGCGATCCGGTTGCCCGATGCATCCTTCTCCCGCTGCTGCCGAAGCCCCCGGGCGGCCAGCACCAGGGCGCTTTCCATTTCGTCACTGGCCAGGATCAGCTTCTCCAGCTCCCGGGCCCGCTTGTTAACGGCCCTCGTCACCGCCTTATTCAGCGACCGCTGCCGAAACTGCTGCCGTTTCTCCGTCCATTTTCCTTCGCTGCTCCATTTTTGCATCGTCCTGGGCGTTACCCCGGCCTCTTTCGCCAGCTTGGAAAGGGAGATATCCCCCGTGACGTACCGTTCTTCTGCCTCGATCCTGTCCAAGAGCCTCCCCCTTTCCGCGTTTCGTTGATTAATTATCCCAAAATTGTGCACACAAAAAAAGCCCGAGCGCCGTGTGATCGGTCCCTGGCTCCATTTTCAAAATTACTTCATCAATCCGCGCCCGCGCATGCCTGCCCGGTCCCCGTCCATTCTCCGAATTTTTGCCGCGCAAAAATTTTTTTCGATTTTTTGCATTTTCCCTGTTGACAATGTAACGCAAGAGTGATATAATAAAGCCATCAAATGAAGGAGGACAAGAAAATGAAAACCATGAACTATCAGGGCCGCGAAATCGAACTTACCGCTGTATCCTTCCGATTCGCTGAGGAAACCATTCTCCAAGAAGGTGTTCTGGTTCACGATACTACTGATGAATTCAGCGACGGGGATGCCATCTACGGCAACGGTTGGACGCTGGACGCCATCCAGGACGTATCTGATCTGGAATCCCTGCTCACTTCCGGCGACGGAAGCACCTACATCACCCGAAACGCTGATGGTACGTACCACATGGCCATCTGATGGGAGCAGGAAATATGAAGCGCATTGATTTAACTGGTAAGCGGTTCGGGGCGCTCGTAGCATTGCGCCCCGTTCCGCGTTCGCAGAATCCTTCTGGCTATCTCTGCTGGCTCGTTCGCTGCGATTGCGGAAATGAAAAAGTTGTAAACGCCCAGGGGCTTAGGGATGGATACATAACTTCCTGCGGCTGTGTACGCAAGGTTTCATCCCGGGGAAAAATTGATCGGGATATAGGCCGGGCGAACGGCACCACCATTTCACGGCTGAAAAAAATAATGAATTCTGATCCTGCACACGGCATTACAGCGCGGCATCAAAGCGGCGGCATTGTATGCTATCGCGCATGCATCATGGCTGCTGGCAAAAGGATCTATCTTGGCTCATTCGCCGATTATGAATCCGCTGTTGCGGCCAGAAGAAACGCCGAAAAAAAGTATTTTTTGCCACTTATCCAGGAATGGGAGGAAAATAAAAATGCAAATCGATAACTTAGTTCCCATCGCCGAATACGCCGAAGCACACGGCCTGACAGCAAACGCCATCCGCCGCCGCTGTATCCGGGGCACCCTCCCCGGGGCCATCAAGATGGGCCGCGACTGGTTCATCCCCGCCGACGCCCCGTACATCGACAGCCGGGTGAAATCCGGCAAATACAAAAACTGGCGAAGCAAGCCAGCCGACAGCCCCGATTGATCGGGGCTTTTCTTTTACTCCCGCCGCGCCATGAACGCCTCCACATACACCCCCGGCAGGAAATCCCCATACCGTACCGAGTAATCAATCAGCCGGTATCCCGGATATTTGCGCTCGAAAAGCGCCCGGGCGTCCTCCTGGGCGGCGCGGGCCAGTTTGTCCGCCGCAGCGCGGGAAAACTTGCTGCTGCTCTCAGTAATTCTGGGCTGCTTTAATCCCTTGCTGCACGCCCAGCGCCGCTTCAGCAATTTTTCCTGGGTGTTTTTTCGCTGGGTGATGTAGAGGGCAAAGCCCGTTAATCCTTTTTCCTGGCGCTGGGCCCGGTCCACGCGGGCAAGGCCGTGCCGCCAAAGGTCCTCCACCTGGTCGCGGGTGAGGATCCCCCCGTTCATCACCATATGCAGGTGATACCGGTGCCTTTCTCCCTCTCCCGTCTCCTCGATCACGTAGATGTATTTGAGCTCCCCGCCGGCTTTCCGCATCCGCCTGCGCAGCCTTCCCACGAATGAGCGGACGAGCTTTCGGAAATCCTCCTCCCCGCAGGGGTTTGCCATGGTGAGATGCACCAGGTAATCGCCTGTGCCAAAATTCGCGTTCATCAGCCGGGTCAGCCGCTGCCGGGCGTTTCGCAGATTGCACCTGGCCATCTGCTCCGTGGTTTTCCCCCGCTTCTCCCCCCGCATATACCGCCAATCGATCACGGGATAGATCTGGCACTCCAGGTATTCCCCGGCCCTCACCGTTTTCGTGCGCTGCAAAAGCACGCCCTGCCCCGCGCTGTGCCGGGGCCGCTCCTGGGTGTACTCCTCCGGGATGGGGATATATCCGCGCATGGTGGTGCCTCCGTTATTCGTCTTTCGCTCTCATGCCAAGGGGGAGCAGGGCCCCCCCTTGGCGATCCCCCCTTCACTGCCGCGGGGGTTTTCCCCCCTCCCTGCCAGGTGAAAGGGTATAAATTATCCACTTGTGAATACCTGATACAAGCCCGATCATGACCGCCCCGGCCGTGCGAAAAATTATATAGGTAAAAATCCGGTGAAAAAAGCCCGACCGAGCCGGGTTTGGATTGTTGAGATGCTAAATTATCGATTCAGCTTTTCGGCCAGCGCTTCGCTGTATCTCATTACAACGCCCGCCTGCCGAGCGATAGATTCTATATAGTCCGCGATGCTGTTGCCATCCTCGATATTGGCCATCCCGATTTCATCGCCAAATAGCAGCCTGATCACCTCAACCAGCGCGCTCTCCGCGTTCCGAAGCGCTGCCATCGCTTCCTTGGTGCAATTCATGATACTAATAGATTCCTTGTCAGGGCGTACCTCATTGCGTGCCGGCATCCTGGCCGTTTCATAATCCATTCCCATTATTTCTTCCTCCTTACAATCGCAATCACAACGATATATAGTACAGCAACACAGACGGTTGCCGCCCAATATAGCGAATCAGACAAGCGCTCCAATATCATTTCTCCTTTCCGCGCGGCCCTGGGCGGCGATCGTTGGCAGCCTGCCCTTCATCGACAGGCCGGGCGATCCTTCCGCCCCGGGCCGCGCTGTTCCCCCGGTAAAGCAAAGCGATAGGAAAAATACAGGCAAATTCTGACCGAATCTGTGTGATTCAAAGATTGGAAATTCTGTTGAAGTCATCAACGAAAGAAGAAATAGAAAGAAGCCAGTTTTGCCTTCCCGGGGGCTTGGTGCGCGGCTGCTGCTTCTGGAATAAAACCGCTGTTTGTGTGGAATAAACAAGTATGAAATTGTTGGTGATGGTGTATCTGCCGCTTTTTATTGTTCCGTGTCCGGCCATGCCAGCCGCGTCCATGGCCATTGGCGGATTGGCGCGGGCGGCGGGAATCGGACCCGCGCTCCTGGGTATGCCGCCCCAGGGCTCTGCCATTTGAGCTACGCCCGCGTGTTAAGGCAGGAGGCCATAAACCTCCTGCTTTGTACCTTCAAAATCCCGCCTGGTTCTTTTCGCCCCGGTTTTCCCTCTCCAGCAATTCGCACACGGCGTCGGCCATGGTGCGTATGCCATCGATATAAAAGGCGATCTTCACGGCGTCCTTCCCGCTTGAAGCCGCGTTCCAAACATCGCAATCCCGGATGCAGTCGAGAGCCGCTTTTCTCACGTCATCGGCTTGCATTCTCTTCCTGCTCCCTCCGGCTGATTTCCCATTGCAGCCGTGCCACCTGCTGCTGCTTGTGCTGGATGTTCCGATCGTATACCGGGCTCTCCCCCTCGTGTTTTCTCATGAAATACAAGTCCTTCACCGCCTCGTCCAGCTGCTCCCGCAGCCGGGAAAGGGGCAGGCCGCTTCCCTCCATCATGAGCTTTCCTCCTCCTTTTTCATCTCGGGAAGCAGGATGCGCCATCCGCCGCTCACGCGTGGTTCAATCGTGCCGTCCTCCTGCTCCATCATCACCGGCTCCATTTTAATGATGATTTTAAGGTTTTTGCTTTTGACCAACTGCTCCACAGCCTCATCCCTTACACGCCTTTCAATTTCTTCCCGGCTGGTATCCGGCGGGAAATAATCAACCGACCCGTACCATGCGAACTTGCACGCCTCAATCACCTGGACTTTTTCCTTCAGCATCATCGCCGCCTGGTTCAGGGCTTCCTTCATTTCCTCCAAATCCCTGTACGCTTCTTCCGGCCAAAATTCTTTCGCGTTATCGATCGAGGGCTGCAGGTTGGCAGCATATTCATTCAGCTTTTTTATGATCGTTTCTCTGGTTACGTTCATTGGTTTCCGCCCTCCATGCTCAGCTGCTCGTCCTCGTCCATGGCATCCTCCGGTTCCAAGTCCGTCTCCGTTTTCCCCACGCCGCCGGCAGGGCCGAAGGCAAAGGCCCGCAGCTCCCGCTGGATGTTCTCCACCCTGCCCACGTCCATGGGCAGGGCGATCCCTGCCCACATCATGCCATCCTCTATCACGATCACGGGGTTGCCGTACTTGGCCTTGCCCAGCATGTATTGCCTGTACTCCGTTTTCCCAACCGCGGGGCGGATCACCCGCGTGGGCAGGCAGAAGGTTTTCCCACTCTCGGATAGCAGGATATAATCCTCCACCCCTTTGATGGTAAAGCTGCTGGATGCCATGGCGTTCATGGTAACGTTCAGGAGCGGCCAGCAGCCGCAGACCTCCAGCGGCCGCTCCGAAACTACCACGTTTTTTCTTTGTTTTTCGTCCAGATCAAACAGGCCCGCCACGTTTTCCTCGGTAAGCGTCAGCCCATCATCCACGGGATACAGAGCGTAGGGCGTGCCCACGTACTGTTTTCCCCTCATGCTGGTTGCGATCACGCATTGATTGGCCTCTAAAACCAATTTTTTTATCTCGCTGATTTTCATTGTCTCTCCTCCGCTTTGCCTCTCACCGGGGAGGCGCGTTCCTTAAATCAAAAAATATTTTTTCCCTGGCCCGTCTTGTCCTGCACCGTCACGTGGATTCCCAAATGCTCCATCACCTCGCAATACTGCATCAGCCCCGGGCGCTGCATCCCGTTGATCCATTTGTAGATAGAGCTCCTGGCGATCCCTGTCGCCGCCGCGATGCTGGATATGGTTTCGCCCCGCTTGTACATGCGATCCCGCAGCACCTCGATCATCCATTCGTATTTTTCGCTCCTGGCTTTCCGGGTGGCGGCCAGGTTTTCTGCCCATGCGCGGTGCGCTTCCCGGGCCGCTTCCTCCTCCGCCTTCTCCTCGGCCGCGAGCTTGTCCCGCTTCGCCCGCTCCCGGCCATAGGCGCAGAGCTGGCAGCTCTCGCAATCGGCGGGGCCCCGGCTGCAAAGGCGCTTGTTGAGCACATTGTCCTTCATCCCTGCGGGGTCCCTTGGGTTCAGTTCCCCGTCATCGTGTTTCACGCCCGGTCCCCGTCCTGGGCTGGGGGTAATGGCCTCCGCCCGGGTGTTCTTAATCAGCTTTCCCGCCGAGCTCCTTGGCATGGTTATTCCTCCCTGTATTTTTCTTCTGCCGCCTGATACATTTCGCAGTATTCGCACTTGGCGCAGCAAAATATCTCATAGTGCAGCTTTTTCTGCTGTGGGTTGCGGAAAATGATCCGCGTGTTGGTATCTGGCACGGGCCCTTCGCACACGATGCTGGATTTGGTGTGGTACTCAAAATATTTGCATACCGCCGCCGCATCGCCCAGCTTTCTCTGCGTCCCGTCCCCCATGCCCGCCTCCATTATTCCGCCCGATACTCCCACGCAGCCGCCGAAGCCCTGCGCTGCATCAGCCGGATCTGCTTATTCTGCTGCCGGATCAAGGGAAGGTATTGCTGCCGCATGTACACCATGCCCCCGAAAAAAGCGATCACCGCCACCGGCAGCATGATCAGCGCCAGCATCACATAGCTCCGAAAATCAAAGGTTCCCATGGTTTCTTCCTCCTTATGCCAAATGGATTTCCAGCCCGCACCCAAACGGGATCACCCGCGTCACCCGCTGCCCGCCGTACTGCTCCACGGCGGTTTCGATCTCGCTGCCCGTGTACACGTCGCCTTCGCCGTCCTCCCAAAACAGGGTGATGATCTGCGCCTCGCACAGGCCCATCAGGTCGCCGAAGCGCAGCTCCACCGGCTTTTCCAGCATCTTCTTTGCCTCCTCCGCCTGGCCAGAACGGGCCAGGGCCATAAAATCAAACAATTTCATTTTCAAATTCCCGCAGGCTCATGGGTCGGAAGGGGTGTTTCCGGGGGTCCTCCATAAATTGCCGAAGCCGCTCCGCCATGGCGGCGTCAAACCGCTCCAGCAGCTCCCGGGTGGGAAGGTGCCCAACCTGCTCCCGGTATTC